TTCCTTCTAATGAGCCAACCGGTATTTGGCGGGCTGTGTGGAATTATACTGATACTAGTGGAAATACTTTTGTAGAGGAGACTGTGTTTGTTGTTAGTAATCCTGAGAGGTGATTAGGATGGGTTACTATACTACTGTTGCGGATGTTGCGGCTTTGATGGGGCAGACTGTGGGTAGGTTTAATGAGGATAGCCTTCCCGCGAAAGAGATTGTTGAAAAGATTATTTCGATGATGGAGGACTATGTTGATATTTACTGTAAGACATCGTGGCGTGAGAGAAAAAGGTGGGAAGACCCAGACATGAATAGTGTTTCAGGCGGGTATGAGTATCACAGGGTTCAGCGAAGGATGTTTATGGGGTTCTCGATTTTCGGCAACTCGGTTTTCCTTAACAGGCGTAAGGTGTTGCCCTTTGACATAACTAAAGGGGATAGTTTGCAGGTGTTTGACGGTAACGGGTTTCAGGAATGGCTGGGTAGTAAGATTGAAGGCGAAGACTTCTGGGTAAACTATGATAGCGGCATCATTTACTTGAGGCGTTTCTTTTCCTATGGAAGGTTTGAGGGGCCGATGGTGCGTGTGAGATATAGGTATGGTGGCGGGGTTGTGCCGGGCGATATTAAGTATGCTACTTCACTGCTTGTGTTATGTCATATTATTGAGAGTGGGGATTGGACTATACTGCTCCCAGAAGGGGCTAACAATATCGTGAACGCTACAAATAAGGTGTCTATGTGGCGTGAGAAGGCTCATGAAATATTAGATAGGTATAGGGAAGTGTTGGTCGTTGATACGAGTTAGCATCTCAAGAGAGGATAATAGGCGGTTCTTTGAGGATGTGATACGGGCGGTTGGGGATAGGTTGGTCGAGTTGATGAAGGAAAATCTTGAGGAGAGGGATGCTATTGCAACAGGNTATCTCTATAATTCTTTTAACGTGGTTGTTGAGGGGGAAAGCGGAGTTGTGAAAAATGATGCTCCGTATAGTTTGGTTTTAGAGGTTGGCTGTGTGCCACACAGACCTCCGTATGATGAAATACTGAATTGGGTATATGTTAAGAAAAAGGAGACAGGTGAGTTGGCGGAGACATCGGCTTGGCGGATTGTTAGAAAGATTGAGAGGGAAGGTTATGAGGGAAGGTTTTATGCGAGGGATGCGTTGAGAGAGGTGGTTAGCCGTGGCGGCAACCTATGACCCAGTAGAAGAATTCTATGCCATGATAACCTCGGCATTTAATTGGGTGGACTTTAACGTTAACGTGATACGTGCTTATGAGTATAAGAATATTGATTTGCGTGTTGGCGATTACTTGGTTATTGAAGGGGCTACGGAGAGAGACGAATTTCTGGGTATTGGTGGGATGGAGTTTGTTAGATACATTACGTTAGGTGTCTCTGTTAGGACAGCGGAGTCAAGGGCAAGGGTTAGGGAGATAACCGAAAAGTTGCGGGATGTTTTGCGTAGGAAGGAGAATTGGGATATTGGCGGTAGGTTGATGTTGAATGTCCGTATATCGAGGCAGGTGGATAGGAGCGATATTGAACGGGGCATTTACTCACAGTTTTTAGAGGTGGAGTGGTTTGAAATCGAGAAAAGAACTTGACTTTGAAGAGGCGAAGGCGGCATTATTCCTGCTGTGCGATATATGTAAAATCCCATTCCCTAATGTTAAGAAGATTGACGCATCTGGGTATGAAGCGGAGTATACGGCTATGGAAGTGAGGTTTAAAGAGAAAACCGATTTTGACGCAGTTGTTCATGAATGGTTACATCATGTTTTCAGGGTTGTGTTTCTTGAAAAGATAGGGTTTGGTGAAAAGGATGATTATACTTTGGATGACGCAGATAACTATGAGCATCGGGTAATTATTTTCCTTGAGCCGATTTTGGCGAGAGAGGTTTCCAAGCTTTATAAGAAAGTCGTGGAGAGTTTAAAGAGGGATAGGTAATGTCATCGGTTATGACCGCGAGGACGGGTTTATTTGGATATGTGAAGTATGGCTGGGAATCTACTTTTAAAGGTGGAGCGACGACAAGAGATAAGGTTTTTGGTCGTGGGCAACGTGTTACATCCATTACTAGAAATGAGAACCCAGAAAAGATATATGAGCTTGGCTCTAGGCCGTCAAAATATATTGCGTTTAAAGCGTTTGAGGGGACAGCGAGTTTTGACTTCTTCCTGTCTAATCCTTGGTTGTTTAAAGCTGTGATGGGTTCAGTATCAACAACTGGGTCAGGGCCATATACCCACACCTATACGGTTGCAAATCTTCCTGTCAGCATGGAGATTGAGGCGGCTTTTCAGGGAAGTGGGGGTAATGTTGTGAGGCTTTTGCGTGGTGCGGTTGTGAATACTTTTTCTTTGACGTCTTCGGTTAATGAGTTGGTTAGATGTAGGTTGGATGTCTTATATGCCGATGAAGCATCTGATTCTTTAGGAACTGCGATTGTTGATACTTTTGACCCCATGGTCTTCCAGCATGGGACATTGGAGATACCTACAGGGACGGTTGTGGGAGAGGTTCAGAGCTTTGACTTAACTATTGCGAATAATGCGTTGATGGTTTGGGGGTTAGGGGATATTAAGCCGTCTTCCGCGGTTTGGCAGAACTTTGACCCTACGGGCCGTATATCGGTTACTATGAAGGATAGGACATTCCTTGACAGGTTGAGGAATACAACTGCAACAGGTAAGTTGGTTTTCAATTTTTCGCCAACCCATCAAATTATATTTAACTTTGACACTATTGGGTATGGTGAACATACTGTTGGGGTTGAACCTAATGCTTTGGTGGTCGAGGAAGTGCCGATACTGATACAGGGACTTACTAATATTCAGGCAATCAATAACGTGGCGAGCCATCCATGATTTGCGATATATGTAAGAAGTATGAGGCGATATACGAGTGTCTGGGATGCGGTCAAAAGTTATGTTTAAATTGCGAGGATGAATGTAGAGTAGAGGTGGATGAGGATGCCGAATCTGAGAAGGGAGAAGGTTGAGATAGAGTATAATGGCGCTAAATATGAATTCTATGTTAAGGAATTAACTGTGAAAGATTACTTGGAGGCTGTTAGGGCTGGAATAGGTAATCAGGGTAAGATAAGAGCTGTTGTTGGCGAGCCGGCGGTCTTGGATGTGGACATTGTATCATATACTCTTGAAGTTGTTAAGAGAAGTGTAGAGAGTTTTGGGGAATTTGTTTCGGTAGAAAATTTGCCACAAGCGATATACATCAAATTGGCGGAGAAGGCGATGGAGTTAAATCCCTTTCCTGCGTTCTTTTCAGGTTGAGACAGAGGCGGTATTATCGGACCCAGAGTCATTGAGGTATATTCCTTATGCTTTGGCGGGGCTTTTGTTTGGCTGGACTGTTGATGACGTGGATAGGTTAGGTGTCTATACATTTTCTAGGATTTTAGGTGTTGGAATGGCTTTGTGGAAGGAAACCAACATTTTAAATATATTAGGGAAGGCGTTAAAGGGGATGGGTAGAGGCATATGAGCCAGAGGGATTATAGACTAGTGATTAGATTGGATATTGACAGACAATCACTAACTAATTTGGCGGAGAAACTTAACGAGGCTGTTCAGAAGGCATTTGGGAAAATTTCTAAACAACTTGGTGGAGTGGGTAGAGTAGTAAGCGTTGCTGATGGACGGACTATTACTTTACTTACTCAAATTGCTAATGAAGTTTCTGCGTTGAACGGAAACATATCAAGGCTAATTAGAGTTTCAGGAAGGATTGGAGTTAGAAAGGCCGGAAGTAGGAAAGATGAGGAGGATGAAGAAGGGGACAGAGATATTTTCTCAGTAATTAAGAAAGTTGTTGCAGGAAGAGGTGGTGGATTGATGGGTCTAGGAACATTCGGAGCAATTATAGGGATTTTTTCAGCTATTGGAGAGAAAATTATTGACTTGCTTGAAGCATTGGTTAGGAAGGGGGCAGAGTTTAGTGGAATATTTAAATCAACATTTAAACTACTTGATGTTGGAATATCTTTAATGTTGAAACCCATAGCGGATATTTTCGGATTGTTGTTTAGACCTTTGGCGAGACTTTTACTTCCTGTTGCGTTGTCTTTGAATAAGCTTTTAGAACCTTTCATAAAAAATGCTTTGGATGCAATTGATAAACTATTTGGTAAAGGTGAAGAACAGGGTGGGGCTAAATTCTTTACTCCCGAAGGGAGGCAAATAGGGACTGTTGGAGAAATTGACCTTGGTAAAGTATCTGAAGATTTGAGAGATAAAATTAAACGGAAGATTGAGGAAACAATTGATAATATTTTAATGTATGTTCAAATTTTTGGGGGGCCGTCTATATTTGGCGCTATCGCTGGGATAGGTAGATGGATATGGGATTTTGTGAAAGATAAAGGCGGCCCGATAATTTTAGATGTGTTTTCAAATATCGGTAAATGGTTTGAAGAAAATTTCGGGGCCAAGATAGGACCACTCTTTCAGGGCGGAGTTATGGGGCCTATCCAATCTTTTGTTGGTTGGGTTAGTGAAAATTGGGGCAATATTGAGAAAATGCTTGGTGGGGCGTGGGATGGGTTGGTTAAGTGGTTTGAAGGGGTTAAGGAGGGTATTGGTAAGACACTCGGTCCTGTTTGGGATAATTTATCTAAAGTTTTTGACAACATTAAGGATACAGTATCTAAAACATTAGAGCCTGTGTGGAATAAGATTAAAGAGGTTTTTGGCGGCGCATGGGATACTTTAACTAAAATCCTTTCGCCTGTGTGGGATACTATTAAAGATGTTTTCAGCTCTGTTAAGAAAATTTTAGATGAAAATTTTACTCCGGTTTGGAACACTATTAAAGACGCCTTTGAAGATATAAAGAAAAAAATTATAGATGTAATTTCGCCGTCTTGGGAAAGCTTGGTTAAATTCTTTTCCCGTCTAGGCTCCATTGTGTCAAAACTCCTTGCCAGAGACTTTGTTGGGGCTATTCAAGAGTTGTCTGAGATGTGGCGTGGGCAGTTTGGTTTGACGGTTCCAAGGGCTGGTCAATACTTTTTAGAAGCAGGAGAACTGGTTTTATCTAGGTCTGATGTTATGAGGTTGGTGTCGGCTTTAGGAATTAGTGGTGGTG